GCTATCTTTCGACAACTCGACAAGTGTGTCAGCCGGAGTGTTGGGATTACCCGCGGCACTACTGCGGACAGCCCAGTCGATATTTAAAATTTCATTCTTTTCCATTGTATATTTTATTTTTTAATTTTTTACTTAGTTTTTTAGCTTGTCTTGCTTTATCAAATTCGCAAGGCTTCTTACAATATTTATCAATTAGCTCTGCACTCTTATCAAGGAGCCGAATAATAGTCTGTACATCTGTTTTGCATACTTCCATTATTTTTGAGTATATTTTTTCTAATCCAAGAGAAGCCACCATATAGCCATTTATTTTGTTTGCACAATAATAACCTATCACCTTTGGGATAGAATATAACCCAGCCAAATCCTTTCTTAGAAACAATGAATTCAAATCCATAATCATTTCGTTGAATAACTTCATAGCCTAAAGATCTGATAGCAGGGAGGATTGAGTTTACAAATTGACTATAGCGTTCTTCCCTTTGTTGTTTTACAAATTGTCCGTATTCTTTGCCTGCTTCACTCATGGCAATTCAATTTTATCAAAATCAATACCTTTTTCATTCATAAAATCACCAAGAGTAATGATGTTTTCACGGGTAGTAGTAACTTTGAACGCTCTCGTCAATAATTCAGGTTGTTGTGTCCTAGATTGACTAAAAGGTACTTGTTCGTCAGCTTTTTGATTTGCCATCGCAAACGGATTGACCGGACGTGTTTTGGCTTGTTCTGCTTCAACAGCTTTACGAGCTTCTTCCGCTTGTTGCTTTTCTTGTTCCGCTCTAATCTTAGCTTCTTCTGCTGCCTTAGCTCGTTCGCGTTGTTCTTTCAGGCGGTTTGCGTATTGAATAGTAGAAGTGATATTAAGCGTGTCCATATAATAAGTGCGGAGAACATCATAGTCTTCACCAAAACCTTTCAGCGTAGATAGCTCGTTTTCAACCTTAGCAAATATGCCATCAATATCCGAACAAACAGACTTCATGCTTGCAGTCTTGTTTAGCCATTCCAGTTTGAACACCTTGTTAAAGTCCACGAGATTAGTGTTCATGCCATCAAAATAGATTTTGATGTTCGCTTTCTTCTTTTCCTTGTATTGCTGTTCGTTCTGTTTGACTACAGTATCAATCTTGGCGGAGCATTCACCGATGAGCTTTACCGTTTCATTTACTACCTCCTTGAATTCTCCAAAAGGTTTCATAAACTCCTTCTCTATTTCAAGGCGTTTGGAGTTGAGAGCTTTTGCAGCTTTATTGAGAGAGGCTTTATCTCTCTTTGCCTGATCGATATTGTCATCCGTGTAGTTGGATATGTCATACTTCGGCAAATTCGACATTACAATATCTCGGATTTGCTTTGCATTGGTAGTAAGGCTACCTAACGTCTTTTCACTCACGACCAGTTCGAGATCGCTTTCTTGAATTGCTAATTGTGTTTCCATTGCTCTATTTTTTATTTAGTTTATCAACAATACGTTTTATCACCTCTGCATTATCTACCGAAAGCCATTCCTTCGCGACGTTCCATGCTATGCTTTTTGATGCTTTGAAATTATCAATACTGGTGGAATGATGGGATAAACGACCTTCCGTAGGTTTTAATCCTTTATCATGAAGTTCACATAAACCATTATGGAAGAAAGAACAATAATCATTATCTGTTACGATCTGGATCATAGGAATTGGAATATCAATAACTCCCATTATCATTCCGGTTCCCCAAAGAGTGGGGAGTAACCGGTCGGAATAACCTGAATCTATTAATTTCTCAATATCCTGCGGAGTTCCTAAACATGGAGTATGACATTGCATTTTACATAATGAACATTTACATTCACATGGTTTTCTACCTGTCTTTCGTATAATACGTTGGAGTTGAGTCTCTTTTATTAATAGGTCACCCATTATTCTATATCAGCTATTTGGTTAATAATATCGTCTGCCATACGAATGCGTTTCTCCATTTCAGCGAAGACTTTTTCATCAGGTAATATGTGTACAATATGAATAGGATCTATTTGAAAAGGATTATAAACGACAAAATCAGTTCTTTGTGCTCCAGTGCACATCATGTGAGCACAGCATTGGTAGAAGTATTTAGGATTCATTTCTAACAATGAGTCATTGTCATGAACATCAGATTTGTATCTCATAAATTTGCTCTGGTCAAGGCATTTGATTTCCAAACATAATTTGATTTGGCTATCTTCATCATAAAAGAAACCATCAGGACTACTCGCGAAATTAGGAATAGTAGGATGTTTGCATGAACCGACTTCTATAATATGCAAGCCAGTTTTTTTAGCATAAAGATTACGCGCATATTCCTCTTGCTCATTACCCCACTGCATTGCTTTGGAGTTTACATTTACTTGTTGCAAGTATATCCCGAATGTATAATCATCATTTATAATATCGGGATCCATAAATCTTTCACCTGCAATTTGATAAATATAAGTTTTGGCGGCATCTGAAAAGCGGTCATTACGACCACTCTTCATTAATACTCCGCATTCACTTCCTGTGATACAGCCTAATCGTTTTCTGTACCATTCAATTGTATGTTGGGCTTCCATTATAATAATGTTTTTTGAACCGGTTTGTCATTCGTGTTATTTTGAGGTTGATTTACAGGTTGATCTGGTTTAGGTTGTTCTTCTACTCCTGCATTTTTAAGAGCAATTTCGGCAAGTTTATTAGCTTTAGATTCTTTATCTGTGACATCCTCATATTCGGCAAACTTAACTTCTTGCTCTTCCTGTGTGTACATTGCGCCCAGTTGAGCTGGGAAAGCTTCGCGTAATGCCTGAACTTTGGCAATCTTGGAAATCATGGTGGATTTTTTTTCATTCCATATAGATTGCTTTTTGTCGTATTCGGAAAGGTTGACTTTTGCTACAATCGGAAATTTTCGGTCAGACCGGTAAACTTCGCACCATCCTCCTACAAGTACATCTGTTTTTTCATTATAGAAACAGCCTTCTACTTCTACAATCTGATTGTCTCTGATAATAATGATACCCGCCTTGAAGCCCTCGTATTGTTCACTGGCATCAGCACGTTTGAAAAATGCTTCTTTGCTGACAATCATCTGTGCTGGTTGTTGTCCGAACTTAACTAGAAATGCTTCGTTTAAGAATGGATTAAGCTGGTTGAATTTACAAATACTAATGAACTGAACAATATCTTGATCGGATACCTGTCCGTTGCCTTTAGTCAAATAGTTACGTACAATATCAAATGATAATGCCACGTCGTTACCCGCAACTTGATAAATGGTTTTGCCTTTACCAAATATTGCCAATGCATCATTTTCCTGTTTTGTTAATTTGTTTTCTTCCATTGCTCAAATATTTTAAAGTTTAACAATATCTCGCCAGCCCTTGCATTAGGCAAAGGCTAGTTCTCTCTTCTTCTAAGCTTTTTTCTGTATATCCTGATGAAATACCAGAAGCGTGCAATTTTAATCTCTTGTTGATTTCTTTTTTGGCATCGGATATGTCTTCCTTGATAAGCTGGATTATTTCTGCTTTCGGTGAATATCCATATTCAGGAAGATATTCAAGGTTGCTAGATTCCACCTTTTTTAACTCGGATTCTAATTGCTGTAATTCATCATTCATGGAATTCTGATTTGAAAGTTTCATACGTGATACCGATAGCGTCAAGTATTTCTCTTAATCTTCTGTTTTCTTTTTCCTTGTTTTCAAGAAGACATTGTTCATACATAATTTTATATGTAAGTGAAGCTAGGTCTTCATGACTCATTGCTAGTAATTCTTCTTTTGTTTTCATTGCTCTTATGTACGCTTTATATGTACTTTACTTTTAGTTTTACATCTATCGGTTTGTCTTTCATAGAAGAGAAAGCATTGAGTATTTTGTCTTTCGTTAATCTGATCGGAGTGTCTATAATTCTCTTATCTATAATTGTAAGAGGAAGCTTTCTTCCACTATATGTTATCAGGATAATTTCTTGAATTATATACGGAGATTTACTCATCTTCATGCTCGAATCTTTTATTGTGTTTTTCAATATACACCGAGAGATATCCGAAAATCCCAAATGAAATCCAAAACGAAATCTTATATGGATTTTCCACCAGTATTACCATCGCTATAAATGATAGAACCCAAAGTGTTAAAACTACATCTTTTTTCATAACTGATTGATTATCCTTTAATTACGATGTAAAACTACTTTATTTTTTACTTTAAAGCAAATATTTGACTTGTAAAACATTTGTCTTTAACTTGATATAACTGTTTGATTATCAGTTATTTTAATGTTGCATTTTTTATTACATCATAGGCATTGCAATACCACCTACCATTTTGTCGGTTAGGAGGTATTTTTTCAGCACGAATATCGCCAGAGCCTACCAGTCGGAATAATCTACCTCTTCCACCGACTATATCGGCTGCTTCCCGTTGCCCGAAGGTTTTGTCATTTAGTACAATTTTCAAAACTTCCTCGTTAATCATATTATCTAATCTTTAAAAAGGTTGTTCTTGTGCGCGTATTGAATAAATTCTGATTTCTCATGAATACCTAGTTTGATATATACAGACTTGATATGATTCTTTACTGTATGAGGAGAGAGGTAAAGTTTGTCTGCTATCTCTTCGTTATTAGCTCCTTGGTATACCATTTGCATTACTCTCATTTCTGCATCTGATATATGGCTGTAAAATTGGGGGCAGCATATAATACCTTCGTACTTACATTCTCCACGCATAGGGCATTTTACGCGTTCGAAGTTGAATCCTCCCTTTCTATCAATATCTCGACTGGTGTTATCTAATTCTCCAAAATTGCATTTACAAAAACGCCTTACCATGAGATATTGAAAATATGGAATATTCTGTGCGCTTTTTTGGTAACATTCCATCAGCGCCTTATATGCATCTGGGTAACATTCGCGTATACGATCCAATATACTTTTTATTAGTCCTATGTCTTTATCGGTCACAGGTTGGTTGCTTCCATCAGGGAATAGACACCAAAGTTCATCTTCAAATATGTAGAACTCTAAATCTTTCATTGCTCAATAGTTTTTTATTCAGACCATAAATTGTTACGTGGAATTCCTGTTATTTCAGATAGTATCGAGATATGTTCTGGATTATTAGGTTTCATACCGTATATAACCCAATTTCTTGCAGCAGTAAATGATACTCCTGTTCTTTTAGTGATCTCATTGATGAACTCTGTTTTGGGGTGAGTTGAGTCTGGTAAGCTCTTATAATAGCCTTTTAGGGTCATTCTTTGACCTTCATTTGGCAAAATGCTTGTTTTTAATTCATCTTTCATTATCTTTGCAGTGTTATATATTAATGTTGTTGCAAATATAATCATTTAATGATATAAACTACTATTAAATAGTTTATATTAACATTTATTACATCCATGAATCGTATAAAGGAGCTTAGAATGAAGTTGAGCTATACTCAACTTCAGATGGCGGAAATACTAGGAATAAAGCAAAATGCTTATTCTAGTATAGAAACGGGTAAAGTATCATTAACTGATAGAAATCGGACTGTTTTAGAATCTAAATTTCACTTGACTCCAGGGTGGTTGCAGGGGGATGATGTATCTATGTTTATAAAAGGGGATACTGTTGCCGGAATAATAGGTGGGGGAATGTCGAGGAGTAACAGGGAGAGATTGAAAGAACAGATTTTAGAAGAGCTTGTGGATCAAAGGATAGAATCGCAAAATGATTCGGTTTCTATGAGTCGCGAGGTATTTGAGCAAATTTCGAGGTTGACAGAAACTGTTTTGTCACAACAAAGGACGATTGAATCCATGCAGGAGCAAAATAGAAAATTTCTTGCCCTGCAGGGGATGGATGTAAGATGTGCTCATGTAAGTGGGTCGGATATTTCAACAAACGACATAAAGAACCAAAATATAAATAAGGAATGAAAATATCGGAAGAAGGGGTGGCCATAAGCAAACGTTTTTTTGCAGCACTGGCAATGCTAAAGGAGCAAAAAAAAATTAGAGGATTGCAAACTTTTACGAGAAATCACGATATAAATCGTTGGAATATAAATCAGGTTAAATTTTATCCAGATAGAAGTGTTTTAAAGCCAGAATGGATTGCTTATATACATGATGATTACGGTATTTCTGTTACTTGGATAGTGTTGGGAAAGGAACCTGTATTTGATCCGAAATGGAAAGGGGGAGGCAAATAA